CGTAGTGAGTGCTTCTTGAGCCTCAACCAACTTATCTGTATCCCCAGCTTCATAGGCTTCACGATACATACGCTTAGCAGTTTCAACCTCTCCGGAGATTACTTTCTTGGCTTGTTCCAAGAGAGCAGTCTGGTTTTGATTGACCGAACCTTTGAGTTTTTTATTCTCTGCAAGTACAGCTTGTGCTAGGCGAAGTGCCTCGTCTTTCTCACGTTCAGCCGACTCTTTAGCCCGACGTTCTTCGTGATAACCCTTAGTAAAATGTTTAATGCGTTTTTGTACGCCCTCGTCGTATTTTGACAACTCCTCGTCTGTTACCTCTCTGGGAGGCTCGGTCATAGGCGTGCGACCGCGGTCTTCTTCAGGCGTATCGTCTACGACTTCAATCTCCGATGCGTTGGACTCAGGCTCCACCACATTCCCGCCCTTGCGAGGGTTTTCTTCCTTTTCATCAGGAAATTCAAACTCTGTTTTTTCAATTTCAGCCATGATTTATTCCTTAGTTAGGGCGTTGGATACCGCGAGGGTCTTGCACAACGGCTTGAATAGAGTCATCATTAATGAGTCTCCACTCTGTACCATGAATCTTCATGCGGGTTCCCGTGTTAGGACGTACTAACACAAAGTCTCCCACTTTGCAGGATGGGCCAGACGGAAATCTGGTGGCGTCCCCAAACGCATCAGGGCCAATCTTGGCTACAAATAACACGGGGGAGAGAAGCTCCTCGTGATACATAGCTGTCGTAGATTTAAGAATCCCTGTCTCGCTAAACTCTTCTTCAGCTTTAGGCAACATACACAGTATGTGATATGTAGCCGGATCTGGCACTTGTTTGGCTTTCTCTTCAGCGGAGGTATTGAGCACCCCACTTAGATCGACCGCACTAACATCAAAATCAGTCATCTTCATATTCCTTGGTTTTTCGCACGAGGTCAGCAATTTCTACTTGTGCGGTCTGCAGACCTCGGATAACTCCGCACAGTTCTTTGTAGTGGTCGTAGGATTTCGCGCTACCACCACTGACAACATCGACCGACTGCTTGATGTGTTCTTCAAGCTTTTTGTTTAACACTTCAAGCATTGTCGTCATTACTCATCCTTCTTTGGTTTCTTAAGTTCTTTGTTGGCTTTCTCTGCATCCATCGCGGCTTGACGCATCTTCTGCATGTGCGTCATATTTTTGTGCTGCAGATTCTGACCATGCACTTGCCCGCCATGAGCCATTTTCTGCTGATGCATCTGTTGCTGTTGTGCCATACCTTGTTGCTGCTGCGCTTGCGCTTGCTGCTGCTGTGCTTGTGCTTGCTGAAGCTCCATCTGTTTAGCAGCCATCTCTAGAGCGTGCAATTCTTGAGCTTGAGCAATCTCTTGCTGTAGACGCATTGCTGCCATGTTGGGATCTTCACCAACTTTAGCTGCATTCTCGCGGGCCTTGAGTGACAACTCTTCGGCTTTGATCTGCAAGTCACCTTTGACTTTAAGTTCTTTAGTATCAGCGTCTTGCTTCTTAATCTGAAGCTCAGCTTGTTGCATCTGAATGATGGGATCTTGCGCTTGTGCCATTGCTTGCTGCTGTGCGGCCTTGGCTTTATCCATTGCAAGAAGCTGAACCGCGGCTTGAGCCACAAGCTTAGACACCTGCACTTCAACCTGTGGATCAAGTTGTGCATCTGGTTCAGGCAACGTTGCACCCAACTGTTCTTGAACTTTCTGACGATACTGAAACGCCAAGTGTTCTGCAACGTGAGCCATGATTGCTCCTTGCATCTGCTGCGCCATCGGGTTCTGACCTAACTGACCCATGATTACTGGATCCTGCATCATTGACGTATGCACAGCAATGTGTGCATCGTGGTCTTGATGGATAAACGCCTTTGTGGGTTTGCCAGTGAGGAACGACATGTTCTCGCTAACAGGATCGCGTGGTGTCTGATCATCATCAATTGGCACAAGTTTGTCTGCGTTCTTGATGCCAAGCACCTCAATCATCTGTCTATGCAACTGCGGTAAGTCATAGATCTGCGGCGCACCTTGAGCCAACTGAATAACTGCTTGGTACTGCATAATCCGTTGTGCCATTGTTGCACTGTTGGGATCACTGACTGGGATAACAGACACTAAGTCATAGTCAGCCTGTTTAGCTTTGCGATCACCTTCTACTGGATCAAAGCTGTACTCGGGTGGTGTGTTATCACGGATGATGTCACGCAACAACTGAAACTCTTGTTTCATGCTGTAGTGAACACGAGCCTGCACAGCACTCATTGTCTTAAGCTGGCGTTCTAATAGAGCAAGCGTTGTACCCACAGGTGCATTAGCACCCATATCGCTGATGTTCATATCAGCAATAGAGCCAAGGCGACGACCTTCGTCAGTAATTTTATCTAAGAGTCCTGCCAAAACCTGTGATGGTTCTTTGTACGGCAGGGCCATGATGTTGTCACGGATAGAGCCAGACGGCACGTCCATGTCGCGAAATTCACCGGGACTAATTGGGGTATCGTCATCTTTAATGCGAAGACCGCGAGTCTTAAGGCCCCCGGGTAAGTTAGCTAATGTGCCGGCATCAACCAACTGACGGATGATAGAAGTACCCGCGCGTGCGTAGCCGCCGATCAGGTGGATTAAACCTAGGCCATAAGCACCAAAGCCGGGCACGTATGTGTACTGTACAAAGTGCTGACGTTTGAGTTTCTTTTTGTCGTCTTCGTTCCAATTACGGCGAATAGCCAACACAGTATTAGTGCCGCGATCAATCGTAACAATGTAAGGACGAGCAATCTCATCCTCATCCTCATAGCCGGGTAAGTCATAGTCGATGTGGACTTCAAGTATCTGGTATCTGTCGTCATCAGTCAGGCTGTAGCCTTGGTCGTCAGCTTTCTTCTTCTCCACATCCGTGTGGATGTTTTGTGGCTCACCTAAATCCTCGTCAACATAAAAGCCCGCGACTTGTAGCTTCTTAATCTCATTCTTAGTTTTACGCATTACATGTGTGAGACGTTCTGCAGTAGCTGCGCTAGACGCGCCGTAAGGGATGATAATGTCTTCAGCCGGAATAAACATCGCAATCTGGCGATCAAGCGACGGATCAAAGTAGACTTTCTTAAACGCAGCACCTGCCAATCCTAAGTTGTACAACATGCGTTCATGCTCTGGGCGATACTCAGTCATCACCTCAGTGAGCTGGTAGTTCATGTCATCTCTGACACGCTCCGCCGCCTGTTCTTTAAGTTTATCAATTGCGCCGATGATCTCGGTTTTGACTGGGCCTTGCGCAGGGAAAGTTTCAATAATAGTCTCACTTTGGAAGCGGACGGCAGCTTCTGTAAGGACGGTCGAATATACGCCGCAAGCACCCAGCCAAGGTTCTGTCCGTTCCTCATATTTCATCCCCAAAACATCTAGACCTTTAACGTACATCTCAACCCAGTCCTTGCGACTGGATATGTCTGCGTCCACCATCTCAATAATGTCGCTTGCAACTTTCTGTAAGTCACCCTTGCTCATCTCTTCTGCAAGGTTGTCGTTAAAGTCTTCCTCATCAGTCTCGGGCATCAAATCAATCTCAATACCATCCATACCAACAATTACACCTTCTGGGTTCTCAATCTGAATCTCAAGGCTAGAGCCGTCTTCTTCAGGGGCTAGTGCGTCCAAACCCAACGGCGCTTGTGACAATGAGGGAAACATATTCGTAGCCATATCAATCCTTAATAGTACGCAGCTTTCTTGCCGCGGAAGTATCTCTGCTCTTCAGGCTCATCCGTTGGTAACCGTATGAACCCGCCTTGTCTAAACCTCATTAACGCTTGTGTGGTTGAGTCAACCAAGTCGTCGTTAGTGCCGCTAGGGAAATCATTGCATTCCTCTATGACTTCTTTAGCCCAACGGCGGTCAGGAGCCCACACTATGCCAGATGCTAATAGATCTGATACAGCGTTCACACGCGATATTTTGTCTTGTCCTTTGCCCGGAGTAAACTCCCCCACGGGTACACCCATGCGGCGAAGCTCCTGATATAAAGCCGCGCCGTTAGATTTCTTCTCCACAACAAACGCATCTGGCTCCCACTCCTTGTACTCTTCTAGCACAAGTTTCTTCAGGTCGGGGAACTCCAGCCGCCTCTTAATTGCGTTAAGCAGAATGATGTTGTAGTTGTTTGTATCTTCGTTAAAGAAAACACCCCACATCGTAAGAGCGTTGTAGTCAGCCCTATTATTAGTCTCTTGCGCAG